TCATAAATATCGGATGCAAGTTTTGTGAAGTCATCTCCAATTTCTTTTACTATATCTTTCAAAAAATCCATTATGCTACCATCCCATATTGTTCACGAAGTATTTTCTTATAAGGCAAACCTTGATCTTTCAGTTCCTTTACCAATTTTAGTTTTTGATATAAAGAAGTGTCTCCACCAAGATTCATTGCATTAATAATTGTAGTCAGTTCTTCATCAGTGATTGGTAAATCCATTAGTTAAAAAAAGAATCAAGAGTTGCTGTTTTTGTAACCTCCCATCCAATACAATCAAGAATTGATTTGAGAGGGTCTAAAAATGCCTTCTCAAATTGTAGTTCATAGTCTATGTATTTGTCAAGGTCAAGTTCCTTTGGGAATTGTTGAATAAATGAAATAATGTTTTCGTGAATTGGATTTGGTTTTTTCAAATAACAGAACTTAATCTTTTCACCATTATTGATTATGGAATATTTATGAGAGAGTTTTTTCTCCTTTACATAATAATTATATAAAAGAGCACCACGAACGTGAATAGGAGTTCCCTTTGAATATATTGTTGCTGATGATTGATACTTCTGAACGTCTGATACCGAGCGGGGAAAAGATATTTGCTCTGGTGGAAGTTTTTCAAACTTTTCACGGCATTTATCAATATAAGCAATCACCTCATCTTCTGTTCCACTCATCATCAGTTTCAGAGCATCCTTAATCATTTGACGACAGGGTGCTGGTGTAGAAGATTTGACTGCCTCAATACCCATCATTTTGAGTTTAGGTTCTTCATATCTCACACCTTCACTGTCCCAGACATTGAGAATGTATCTTTTTTTAGCAGTCCAGATTCCACGATCAGCAATGTTCTCACGTTTCATCTGCATCTTTTGGTCATATGCATTTACATAGTTGGCCAATTCTTGGTAGCAACCTTCAATATACTTCTCAAGTTCCAACTCACAGATCTTATCAAGGAACGTGACAATACCCTCATTAGTTTTCTCTCTTCCCTTGAATACATTTTCAACCAAAGGGCCCAAGTTGAGGTAAATACTATCAGTATCAGAAGCAATAACATAATCAAATCCATCTGTTTTAAGAATTCTATTTAAATATTGATTCATTTTATTTTCAATCCAACGAATCGCAACCTGCCCACTTAAAGTAATTGCCTCGGCATTTTCAAGTTTATAATATCGGAAGTATTGATTACCTACGGCACCATAAGCAGAGTTCAAAGAAATCTTCTTTGCCATCTGAATATTATTACATCGGGCAATCTCTTTAAGTAGTTGTTTATCCTTGGTTTTTTCATATTGTTTTTTTGCCTCAATCATCTTCTTCTTAAAGATAACACGTTCGTTATACATTTTTTCCATCAGTTCAGGGAGAAATCCACGAACATCCTTACGATACATTGCACCATTTGCACATACTGCATAATCCTTATATTCTTCAAAATCAAGTTTTTGATTTAAGATTTTATCTACCGAAACCGTTGGATGACGTTTATCAATCAAAGTTTCTGGTGAAATATTAAATTGCATAATCAAATGTGGATATAGACTGTTTAAGTCAAAATTGACAACCCAATCATATATTCCCGGTTTTGGTTCTTTTACATAAGCACCAGCATATTTTTCATTCTTGGAAGAACGATTTTTTTGAGGAATAACAATATTTCTTTTCTTCAGGTAATTGTAAATGATATTGTCCCACATACGAACCTGATAGAATACATCAGTAAAATTGACTCGGGCATCAAATGCCATCGTCAGTGCGAGTTCAATCAGTTTCATCTTGTCTTCCAATCGGTCAACAAGTTCCACGTCAACAATATTATACTCAATAAACTTCTGCCAGTTTTTAGTATAAAACTCTTTGAAGGTTTCATACTCTGAGTGATCTAGTTTCTTTTGTCCGAGTTCAACTTCGGCAATATAATCCAACCGATAAGATTCTTGTGTCTTATAAGTAAATTTCTTATAAAGATCCATATAATCAAGTTGAGTCACTCCACCAATATCAAATGTCGTATGTTTACGTCCATTCATAAAGATCTCACCTTCACTCACAAGTCCCCAAAGAGACATTCTCTTCATCAACTTTTCACCGAGAACACGATTTAGTCGTTTACAGATATAAGGAATATCATAGAGCTGTAAATTCCATCCCGTTACAATTTCGGGAGTATTATTCATCCAATACTGAATAAAGGTGTTTAGAAGAGCAAACTCTGATTCACAATAATGATAAATCAAATCATTACGATTATGAGTAAATGGTTTGACTCCCCAACTCACAATCTTCTTTGTGGCATAATCTTGTATGGTAATCGCAAGAATTTCTTCCGAACAGGACTCAACATCAGGGAATCCATTTTCAGACGCAACCTCAATGTCTATGGTTACAAGTTTGATTTTGTTAATATCAAACTTTATCTCTTCCTCAGAATACTTCTCTGAGATGTATTGATAGATGTATCTTTCATTTCCATAGATTTCAAATCCATCTACATTCTCATACTTCTTCAGAAACTCACGACAATCTCTTACGGTTCCGGGTTGAACTGCATCAACAACTTCACCAGACAATGTTCTGTATTTACTTTCCTTTTTGGATTTTACAAAAAGAGTTGGATTAAATTCTTCTCTAAATTCAATATGCTTTCCATCTTCATATGCACGAACTAAAAAGTGATTTCCAATTAACTGAACATTAGTATACCAACGCATTATGCAATTAAGTCCTCGTATTTTTCAAGAAGTGTAGGAGTCGGATCTGCAAGAGTTAAGATTTTATCAGAACTTATCATAAAGGTGTCTTGTTTTGTAACTTTCTGCAAAAATACGTGTAGTGTATGCTCACCATCCTTATATTCAGTTACAATATGTGGATTTATCAGTTTACAATCTGGTTCTCCAATATCCGCACCAATCTCTTCAATCTGTGAGATTAATATTTGATTGTTCACCATCAACAGAATCTTTATCATCTTTTCCATAATTCATTACGTCCTCAATGTACATTTGTGTTAGTCTGGCAATTGGTTCAACAATCGTCACAACCCAATCCGAAGGAACTGGTATGACTTTATCAACCGTTAATGGCATCCAAGGATATAAAGATACTTGAAATGCTGATTTTTTTTGTTCTTCTGTAGACTCTTCAGTGAGAAGAGTTGGTTCTCGCATTTTTACAATACAAGGTTTGGTTAGGAAATATCCGATTACGTGACGATTTTCATCTTCTCCAGAAACCATCTCTGAAATATCTGCAATCAAATCCTCTCCAGATTTTAAAAGCAAAAGTTTTACTGTCATCTATACTCCATATCTCCTCTTATTATACACAAAAAAATGGGAGGTGTCAATCTGGATTTTGCCAGATTACCTCCCGTATAGGCAACAATAGTTAATGGGTAGCCCCGTGCAATACTATTTAGAACCAGACTTTCTTTTTCTGATGTTCTGGAATAATGCGTGTCAGTTTAATCACAAGTAGCCCATCATCAAACTCAACTCCGGTGACTTCTACATCATCAGAAATCGTCCATACTCTGGTGAATGACCTTTTTGCAAGTCCTTGATGTAAATATTCATTGTCTTCTGTGGAGTCTTTTTGTCCTTCCACAAATAACTTATTGTTTTCAGTATAAACAGAGATTTCTTTTTTATTAAATCCTGCAAGAGCAATCTCAACTCTTGTGGCAGTATTACTTTCTTTGATTACATTATATGGTGGGTAGTTTGACTCTGTTTGATGTAGAGAGTTAAACCGATGAAACCATTCATCCATACCGATGGAATGTTTGTCAATATCATTGAGAAACTTCTCAATGTTTCCAGCATTATACTTTGCGAGTGTTGGGTACATAATCGTTCTCCTTAAAAGCAAGAGTGTGTAAATATCAGACCCGAAGCATCTGATACTACTAATTATACACCAATGATAGAAAAGGCAGGTGTGGATTACTCTACAATTTTATGACTCTACCAATATATCTCTACATATTCGTTTACAAGTTTGTTGGTCATCATCACATTCAATCATACAATTGAAGTAATCATTCATCAAATCAATCTGCATATTAGACCGGTCTATTGAGTCGTTTGTATTCTTACATTCATCCAATTGATTATGGGAAATAAAATTGTGCACAGAGATCTTAAAATTCTATTATTATTTAGATGTTTTGTTAGGATATCAACACAAAAGTATATAATACAAAAAAAACGGGGTGGTAAACCCCGTATGATTTTATTCGGTTTTTTATACTTTAACTAATTCATCAAAATTTTCAATATCAAGAGCTTGTGGTACAAACCCTTCAATTGAAAGAAGTTCAAAAGTATGATCAGTATTATACTTTTCGGCAGCAACACGGAACAACTTGTTCATTCTTGCAATTTCATTGACTACTTTTTTACGTTCACCATCCGCTTTTTCCGAAGAAACTCCTTGTAAAAATCCAACAGCAAAAGGTTTTTTACCTTCTTTCACAACTTCAAGAGCCTCAAAAAATGCTCTCTTAAGATATGATGTGTTTCCGTTGTTAATTGCAATTACCTTTGAATTTTGAGGAAGTTTGTCTTTTAAAATTTCTATTACAGTTAATTCTGCTTTTGGTTTATCAAAAGAAACCATACTTGAAGATGCCTTAATAGTATTAAGAATCTTATTGCAACGATTTTCTACCAATACTTGAGTGAAAGTATGAGGAATATCATTCCACCAGTTTATACAATCTTGAACTGCGGGAGAAATTCCTTCAATTTTTTGACGAGTAATCCAATTGCGAAGACGAATCTCAAAATCCTCTGGTGTAGCAGGTTTGGAAGGAGAATGATTATTACATCCCAATCCAAGTTCATCCTTAAGATTTTCTATGGAAGATCCATCTCGTAGTTTTATAACAAGATAAATCCACTTTTCTTGACCCAAAGATTTAAGAGCACCACCACGAGTAAATCCATCTATAGAAGTTCCATCGGTGAGAATTACAGGAGGAATAACATCAACTTGAATTCCATTTACTTCAATACTGGTTTTAATCTTATCTAAGTTTATGTAGTCAGTTCCAGTTGAACGAGCAACATTAACTTCTTGTCCCTTATCATTAGTATAAATGATAGAAGAACAATCTCTTATTTCAAGTCCAACTACATCTGCAGTTCGAAACTTGGGAAGTTTTAGATCTTTAAACCAATCCAGTTGCGGAACATCACAAGGGATGTTCATTTTAAAAAAATTCATTTTGAAATTTGCATTGTGTACATTATTGAAAGTGCTTCAGCAAGAGCATCTGCCTTTCAACTCTCTTATTATAAGGCATAAAAAAGGAGGTGTCAACCCCCTCATTTTTATTCGGTTTCTGGTGTCTTTCCCTTTTTACCAATATTATACTTCTGTTCTAAAATCCAATCACTCTTGTCCTTGTATGCTAGTACTTTGATTTGATTGAGAGGTGCAATGTCCAAGATTCTGTCTTCATCTACGACTGTTACAAGTCCCCAATCTAAAAGTAAACGAACAATGCGGTTTCTTCTCTGAACATCGTTTACAGTCAGATTTGCGTGTTTACCATCCAGAGCAAACAACTCCTTGAAGTGAACAATAAAGTATCTACCTTGCTTATGAAGAATATGGCAAGATTGATAGAGTTTTTTCTCTTTACGAGATGCCACTCCAATACGTGTCAAAGTCTCACGAACCTTTAGAAAGTCGTCAGGCTCATTCAAAATCA